GGTTTGCCTATCAAGTTGAGCACGCTAAAAAGATGATGGAAGAAGGCAAAGACTTTAAGCCCATTTTCGGCGTAGAAGCCTACTTCCTTCCAAGCATCGAAGAATGGCGAGAAGAGCTAGAAAAAGCAAAAGAAGACAAGAAGGCAAAGAAAACCATTGATAAGTCTTCTTCTGGAACAACAATTGAGGATGAAGGCAATAAGCGTGAAGTAAAAAACATTCTTAATCGTCGTAGACATCTTATCCTTTTAGCTCAAAATCAAAAAGGATTAAACAATATTTTTAGTATGGTTTCTAAATCATACAGTTCAGATTGTTTTTATCGTTTTCCAAGAATGGATTATGATATGCTTAAAGAACATAGCGAAGGAGTAATCGCAGCTAGCGCTTGTTTAGGCGGCGTTCTCGCCGGAAACTATTGGGAAAACATAGAAGATGGCGAAGAAGCAGTATTAGTTGCGATGCGCGATACAACTGAAAAGATGATGTCTATCTTTGGCGATCGTTGGTATGGCGAACTTCAGTGGAATAACATAAAAGAACAGCATCACTTAAATAAACTAATAGTTGAGGTTTGTGCTGAATACGGCGTAGACCTCATATCTACAGCTGATAGTCATTATCCATCTAGAACAGCCTGGAAAGACAGAGAGCTATATAAACGTTTAGGTTGGCTCGGCAAAGGCCGAATGCCGACGTGGTTAAGCACAGAGCTTCCAATCAACGTAGAAGAAATTGGCTATGAGTTGTTTCCGAAAAACGGCGACCAAATGTGGGAGGCATATAAAAAATATTCAAATGAAGTTGGTTATGATTTCGATGATGATTTGGTGCGCGCCAGTATTGAACGAACGCATCATATCGCTCATAATCGCATTGAAACGTTTATGCCTGATAACACGGTGCGTCTTCCGAGTTTTGTCGTTCCAGACGGTCAAACAGCCGATAAGACGTTGATCTCAGCTTGTATTGACGGGGCCCGCGATTTAGGTCTTAAGGACAATCCAGAATACATTAACAGGCTAAAAGAAGAATTGAGTGTAATCAGCGACAGAGGCTTTAGTAAATACTTTCTCACTATGAAAGCTATAGCAGATAGAGCTACAGACATTCAGCTAGCAGGAGCTGGTAGAGGTTCAGCTGCTGGCTCTCTCGTTGCTTATGTTTTAGGAATTACGCAAGTTGATCCCATTAAGTATAACTTATTGTTCTCGCGTTTTATGACGAAAGATTCAAAAGATTATCCTGATATTGACTTCGATGTTTCTAATCCAATGCAGCTAAAAGAAAAGCTGATTGATGAGTGGGGCAAAAACACTGTTGTCCCTATATCTAACTTTAACAAGCTGCAGCTTCGATCTTTAGTCAAAGACATTTCAAAGTTCTATGATGTTCCGTTTACGGAGGTCAACCCTGTAACTTCTAAGATGATGGCCGAAGCAACGCCAATTGCTAAAAAGATGCATGGCATTAAAGCTGGCGTATACGCTCCAACGTTTGAAGAGGTTATGGAATATTCCGATAGCTTAAAAAGATTTTTATTTAAATATCCCAAAATCAAGACGCATATCGAAGCATTAGTTGGAGAAGTCCGTTCAGTTTCAAGACACGCCGGCGGCGTTGTTATTGGCGAAGATTTAGACAAACATATGCCGCTTATTAATAGCGGCGGTGTTACTCAAACGCCTTGGTCAGAAGGACAGCACGTAAGGCAGTTAGAACCAATGGGCTTTATCAAATTTGATATACTTGGCCTTTCAACTCTTAAAATGATTGAGGGCGCGGTCACTCATATTTTGCGCAGACATCACGGAATTGAAAATCCAACGTTTGATGATGTTAGACAGTATTATGACGAACACTTGCATCCAGATAAGATTAATCTTAAAGATCAGAAGGTTTATGAAAATGTATTTTGGAAAGGCAACTGGGCTGGAATATTTCAGTTTGCTGAAATCGGCGCTCAAAAGTTCTGTAAGCGAGCGAAACCAAAAAACATTATTGATGTAGCTGCTATTACAGCTGTTTACAGGCCAGGTCCATTGAGTGCTAATGTTCACGAAACATTCATCAAGACAAAGAAGAATCCAAAAGGTATTCGTTATGGACACGATATTGTAAAAGAGATTACAAAAGAAACTTACGGCTTTCTTATTTTCCAAGAGCAGATTGCGTTGTTGGCTCATAAGCTCGGAAAAGATTTAAGCTTGGACGAGGGCAATAAACTTCGTAAGCTTTTGACCAAGAAAGGCACAGGAGTAGTAGCTAAACAGAAAGCAAAGTTAAAACATAAATTTACTGCAGGCTGCGTAGAAAAAGGTTTGTCCGAAGAATGGGCAGATAAGATGTGGCAGAAGTTTGAATTCTTTTCAGGCTACGGATTTAACAAGTCGCACGCTGTTTCTTATTCTATTATATCTTTCCAATGTGCCTGGTTATATAATTATTATCCAGCAGAATGGATGGCTGCTTTTCTAGATAAAGAACCAGAAAGCAGAAAAGAAAAGGCAATCAACATTGCAAAGAAGTTTGGTTTCAAGATCAGGCCTTTAAATATCAACAAATCTATGGTTGATTGGACTATTGATGATGATAACAAAACTCTTATTCAGCCATTAACTTCAATCAAAGGATTAGGAGAAAAAGCAATTGAGCAAATCATCGAACATAGACCATTTAACACTGTTGAAGACTTTCTCTTTAGCAAAGAGATTGTCTACTCTAAACTCAATAAGAAAGCGATTAATGTGCTCATTAAAGCAGAAGCGCTAAATGATTTAATGGACGACAGGTTCAACAATCTTAAACATTTTTGGACGGTCGTAGCCGATAATAGACCGAAATCGTTAAAGAAACTAGCGGCATTTATTGAAGAATACAAAGACATTGAAGATTTTACACGGGATGAATATATTGAAACAAAAGTTGACATCACCGGTGTGTTTCCCTTTAATTTAATAATGTCGGATGATATAATCAAGCGGCTGGAATATAACAAAGTTCCAACTATTTCAGAGTGGGACAATGAGCTTGGTATTGCCTGGTTCATTCCGCGTGAAATAATCAAACGTAAAACAGTAAAGGGTCGACCTTATTATATTGTCAAGACAATAGATAAAAACTCTGCAATGACCAACATTCGTTGCTGGGGCGTTAATCCAGACAAAGATAGAATATTTATTAACAGGCCTTATATGGCCAAGTTAAGCCATCAAGAACAATGGGGCTTTTCTACCAGAGGAGGTCTTGGAAAATGGAAACTTTTAGGATAAAAAATGAAAAATAATTATCGAACATCACAACTAATAACATATTTGGGCAACAAAAGGAAACTTCTTCCTTTCATAGAACAGGCAGTTATTAAATCAAAATATATTTTAGGAAAAGAAAAACTTACATGTTTTGACGGATTTTCCGGATCCGGAGCAGTAGCAAGAATGCTTAAATCACATTCTAATACACTAATTGTCAATGATCTTGAAAAATATTCTTATGTTTTCAATAAGTGTTTTTTAACAAATAGATCTGCCGTCAATATGACAGACGTTGCGCAACGTATTGAATATCTTAATAATAACAAGCTGGTTAATAAATTACAAACAGGTTTTATTGAGAAACTTTATGCTCCCAAAAATGATGACGATATTCAAGAAGGCGAGCGTGTATTTTATACGAATCAGAATGCTAAGATAATCGATAATTTGCGTCGTCAAATCAAACCGTATGAATGGCACTGCCTTGCACCTCTTTTGTACAAAGCCTCAGTACATAATAATACGAGTGGCGTTTTTAAAGGATTTTATTCTGAAAAGAAAGACGAGGATTCTCCTCGTCTTGGGAAATTTGGCGGCATTGCAGGCAATGCATTGAAAAGAATTAAAGGCGAAATAACATTAGATATACCAATATTTTCTGATTATGAATGTCATGTGGATTACTTTCAGGAGAATACAAATCAATTAGTTAAAAATCTTTATGAAATGGATTTTGCTTATTATGATCCTCCTTACAATCAGCATTCATATGGTTCAAATTATTTTATGTTGAATCTTATCGCTGACTATAACAAGCCAGATGTAGAACAAATAAGTAAAGTATCTGGTATACCAAAAGGTTGGAATAAATCATCTTATAATAAGCGGCAAGAAGTTTCTGACGCTTTGGATAAGTTGATTAATGACACGCCGGCTAAAATTATAGCTTTGTCATACAGTAGTGGTGGGTTTCTAACTCAAGAACAAATCGTTGATACTCTAAAGAAATATGGCAAAGTTTCAATTGAAGAACAGGATTATATTACTTATCGTGCAGGTAAAAACTTAAAAGATAAGGAAGGAAATCTTACTAGAGACTTGAAAATAAAAGAGTTTTTATTTTTATTACAGAAAAAGTGATTTTTCCTTTACATTTAAAAAAACATAAATTATTATGTATATAGGTTGTTCGAAAGTATCAGCCAACTTAACAGATGCTCACGAGAAGCATCAAAGGAACCCTATGAATCTAATTACATTATTCAATCATATGCACCAGGATCCTAACTGGATTCGCAACAATACAACTTTAATGTTAGTTAATGACTTAGTTATTCTCGAAAACGGCGGGCAAGTGCGTCAAGGTGGGATTAATAGTTCTCATGCTAGCGAGCTAGAGAACGACATATTGACACGAGGTCAAAAAGTACCAATTACGGTAGCTAAGAAGCCATTTCCTCCCGAACACGAGCATGCTGGTAAATACGCTGTTTACGAGGGCAATCACAGACTGACTGCGTTTTTATCTTTAAAAGATAGATGTGGCAATGATGATCGGCGTTTTGATGCCATTCAGGTATATCAAGCATCGTTTAAATCCACAGCAGAAAAAGACAATTATCAGCTGAGTTGTAACGAGCACCACCCGTCGAGAAGCTCGACAAATGAAGATTATGCTTTAGTTCTCAGGAAGCGCTTAAAAACTTCCAAAGGAGTTGATGGCATAACTTGGTCTAATTTTTCGGATAAGGAAGAGAATTTCGGTCTTGTTTCGGAGTGGTGTAAGAAAACATGGCGCGCCAACGGAAATCGTATTAAATCCATTATCAAAAAGGCATTGGATGGAAATCCGAGCGCAAAATTGCGCAATTACACCAAAAATTCCATGTTGGAGTATTTTAAGAATAACAACAACATTGGTTGGGCTGGAAAGAAAGCAGGAGAAGAATGCAATAACCACGCTGTATATACAATCAGCGCGTCCACGCACGTCTTCCCTAATCTCACCGGCAATTCTTTCAGGGTCAAGACAGACAATTCTAAGACTCAAACTGTCGCCGTTTGTTGGGACACTAATACACTAGGCAAAACAGCTAAGGGTGTGAAGGATTTTCGCACCACGACTATTTCCAATATTAACAAGGCAAACGCTTCAGCGCTGCTGGATCGCAATGCAACGTTAATCGACAAACTAGTGTTTGCTCCGCAGATGAAAACCGAGAAGAGTCTTATTTGGGCTCAAAAAGATAGCAATGGACAATTTCAAATTGTTTAGTGTTTGAGGTAAGGTAAAAAGGGGAAGGATTATAATCCTTCCCCTTTTTTTTAACTATTGTCAAAAGGAAATTGTATAATATGCACTTAAAAGTATATCGGATGCGAGAAGACGCAAAATTACCGCTCCGAGCTTACCATTCAGACGCCGGAATGGATTTGTTTTATTGTCCAAATGGCGAACGTAACTATATCATATCAGAAGAAGGATTAGCGATTGATCCACGTGATTCAAAAGTTATCCCAACAGGCATTAAAGTAGAGGTCCCTTATGGACATATGCTTGAAATTAAAAATAAGTCCGGCATTGCCTCAAAACGTATGCTAATTACTGGTGCGTGTGTTGTAGATCCCGGCTATAATGGCGAACTGTTTGTTAATCTTCATAATATTGGATTAAACACTCAATATATTAAACCAGGAGATAAAATAGCGCAGGCAGTATTAATTCCTATTATACATTGTCGAGTAGAAGAAGTGATAGACGATAATCTCAATGAAGGCACTCTTCGCGGTGAAGGCGGCTTTGGCAGCACAGGAACTAAATAAAGGAGAAACAACATGAGCTTTAAATATATATTAAGACAAGGTGATAAAGGCCAAGAGGTCGCGAGACTTCAAGCAAAAGTAGGCGCCAGAGTAGATGGCGACTACGGCCCCAATACCAAATTTCAGGTAGAGAACTATCAAGAAAAACATCGGGAACTGGAAATAGATGGTATAGCTGGACCACAAACTCTTGGCCTGTTGGGAATTGAAGTGCTCCCCGGTATTGATCTTTCAAGCTGGAACGGCACAATAGACTTTAAAAAGGTTGCTGATGCTGGAGTAAAGTATGCTTGGATTAAAGTGTCCGAAGGCACAACTCATGTTAATCCAAAACACGAAAAGAAATTTGAAGACGCCAGAAAAGAAGATATTATAGTTGGTGCTTATCATTTTGGCCGGCCTGATACTTCTCCGAATGACCCTAATGACTGGGAAAAGGAAGCAGACAACTTTTTAAAGCGACTTGATAAGGTTGGACTAGAGTGCGGAGATCTCATTCCAGTATTAGATGTCGAGAAAGGTATGAAGACTGACGACAACCATAATGTAGAGTGGTGTCTAAAGTGGCTTGATAAGGTAGGGCGCGAAACTAAAACACGCCCTGTTATTTATACAGCTCGTTGGGCTTGGCAGCTTTATATTATGAAGGCCAACGAAGATGAACAAAACAAACTAGCTTCATATCCAGTATGGCTAGCAAGTTATAATGGCGGCATAGAACCAAAGCGCAAAACAGGTCTTTGGGATAAGTGGGATATTTGGCAATGGACTGGTTCAGGTAAAGTTCCAGGCATTAAAGGCAAGTGCGACCAAAACTGGATGGCCGGTGGCCAATTAGAAAAATTGAGGGTTCCGTGAGCTTTAAAAGAAAATTAAGAAGAGCACAAGCAACTAAAGGTAAAAAGAACGCAGAAAAGGCATTGGCAGAAAAAGTGGCCCTTTTTGGTCATTTAGGTGATAAATGCTTGACTTGTGAAAAACCTTTTGATAGACTTAATAGAGAACAGGTTATGACTTGGAATGTAGTCGTGACGCAGAACAAAGAAGCGGTGCGGCTTTATTGCCCAACGTGTTGGAACAAAGCAGTTAAATTGATTAAAGAAACAAAAGAAGAATTATTAAACAAAAAAAAGGAGAAATAATGCAATTCTATCCAAAGTCGCGAAAAGGATTTGTGATTAATTATGATTTGGCTGAGCAGCTAAATTTTTTAGACGAGTATGTTTTGTGGGAAGAAGAGTATAATGAACTTCCGCTTATGGAAGTTATCGAAGAAAAGCTTGGAGTGGAGCCAGCTGGCGTACAACATTTTGAATATGAGCGCGGAGGTTACATTCAAGGACTTCAAGGCTTTGATTATGATACATCTTATATCTTATTTGATCAAGATTCAGAACAAATCTATCCTGAAGAATGGGAAACCTTAATTAACACTCTGGAAGATAATGATGTAAACGTTGTCCACGGCAGTTGGGCAGAGTTGGGGTAAATGTCGGAAGACCAAGTAAATCGTCCAAATCACTACAATATCAACTGGAAAGGCGAACAAGCCATTGAGACGTATACATATATTCGTTCTTGGAAAATGGACTACCCCGAAAGTAACATTATTAAATACGTCACAAGACACCCTTATAAAGGACAGTCTCTCAAAGATTTAAAGAAAGCACGTTGGTACTTAAACAAACTTATTGAAGAGGTGGAAAATGAAACCAAAATTAGTTAGAAATAAAATACCACAGATTATCACAAACGCAGGAAAGAAATGTAAATGGCATTATGCCGACAGTTATCTTTTTAGTCCAGGCAGCAAGTTAGGCAAATATTTATATGATAAAATGCAAGAAGAACTTGATGAGTTTATGGAAGATCCGTGCGTCGAAGAAGCAGCTGATATGTTTGAAGTACTTAATGCCATAATCGAGACTTATGGCGCCGCTCATCAAGCCGAAGAAGGCGGCTATAGCCCTTTCAGTTATCTAGATGTTGTGGATTGCGCTAAAAACAAACGCGAAGAACGCGGAAGTTTTGATGTAGGAATTATTTTAGAAGAGGTTTGTGAATGAAACAAGCT